AGGCGTCCGTCGGCACGCGCGCGGTCGTGCACAGGTCGGGCGTCGCCGGCTCCTCCGCCCAGCCGGGGAAGCTGGCGTCCTTCACGCCGGCGAGGCCCATCTTGGCGTAGCGCAGCGCGGCGCCGCCCGACTGCTGCACGCTCTCGATGCGCTCGAGCTTGCCCTCCGCGCCGTAGCTCTCGCGGCGCACGGGCAGCAGCGTCTCGTTCGTGAGTTTGGCGCGCTGCCGCTTGGTGAGCGGCCGCAGCAGGAACACGGCCGGCGGGTCGGACTTGTCCTTCTCCCACGACCATTCGGTGATCTGGGCGACGTCGATGGGCTTCAGCATCAGGAACTCCTCGTGGTTGGTGTTGGCCGCGCATGGCGGTCAGGACAGGAAGATCAGCAGCTCGTCGTTGCCGTCGCCGCGCAGCACGAGGGGCAGGTCCGACATCATCAGGCCCTGTGCGCGCTCGCCCTCCTTGGGGCTCTGGATCTGCGCCTGGATGGCCATGAACTCGAAGGTGTTGCCGTCGCCGCCCGGGCCGCAGCGCGCGCGGATCCGGAACTGGGTCTTGAACCAGGCCTTCGCCTGCGCCGCGAAGCTGTAGAGCGACTCGCGGATCGTCTCGGGATCGATCGAGCCCTTGCAGTCGCGCCCCGAGACGATGAAGGACTCGTAGCCCGTGGCCGTCGTGTCGTTCGGGCTCTCGCGCTCGGAGAGCGTGGCGCCGAGGTCGAACGACAGCTTGCTGAAGTTGGGCGGGTAGAGCGCGTCGAAGTTGATCTTGCCGCCCGTGACCACGTTGGGCACGAACATCGTGTCGCCGGGGTAGGCGAAGTTGACGCCGTCGACGACCTGCACGCCGCAGCCCTGGAAGTCGAAGCTGAAAAGCGGCCGGTCGCCGTTGTTGAGGTCGACCTTGAAGGTGCCGCGCGCGCCCTTGATGGCCTTCCGCAGCGTGTTGTCGTGCAGGGTCATCAGCGTCAGCGAGGGGTTCTTGACCTGCGTCTCGACGCCGGCCGAGGTCACGAACTTCGTCGCATCGCTGGCCTTCTGGATCGTCTCGGACGCGCCGAAGTGCGGGCCGCCCGGGAAGCGGAGGAACTGCAGCGTGCCGACGCCGGCGACCGCGTTGCGCGCGATGCCGCGCGCGCCGGAGGTCACGCCCAGGATCTCGTCGCCGGTCGTGATGCCGCCGCCGCCCACGGTCGCGCTGGTCGCGATCTGCGACTGCTGGGTGTCGTCCGGGTTCCAGCAGTAAGCGTCCTGCAGCGCGAATCCGGCGTTGGGCGTGGCGACCGTCGGGCTGCCGCCGTACTGCGTCGGGTTGGTGAAGGTGATCACGTGGGCCGCGTCCACCGTGCCCGTGGTCGGGGAGAAGTAGAAGTGCAGGTCGCCGGGCAGGTAGCTGCCGAGGACGGTGCCCGTGGCGCCGCTCGTCGCCTGCACGAACGTCGCGCCGTGATAGACCTGCGCGCTGAACGAGGCAGCCGCGACGGTCACGCGCTTGGCGGCCGTGCGGTTCATGCCGCAGGCGAGCAGTGGCAGGTTGATCGCGGGCAGAGTGCCGATGCCGGCCTTCGCGCCCTGCGCCTCCATCTGGAAGCTGCACTTGCCCTTGCGGAACGACGGCACCGCGAGCGGCATGGTCAGGTCGCCGCGCGCCGTGCTGCGGTCGATCTGCTCGAGCGACAGCTCGATCGAGGGCGTCTGCAGCACCGGGATCAGGTCGGTGCTTGAGGGGGCCTGGTACACGCCCTCGAGCGTCTCGATGATCGCGGCCAGCTGGGTCTTCTTGAGCAGTTGCATGGGAAAGGTCCTCCCGGGTCGGTCGTCAGGCGGCCGTGTAGGGGTCGTCGAGCAGTTGGGCGAAGGTGACCTGCAGCTCCACCGTGGCGCCGGCGAATGAGTCGGCGCCGGTCGGGTCGATGACCCGCTCGGAGTTGAGGAAGGTCATGTTGTGGAAGAGCTGGCCGAAGCGGTCGGTGTCGAAGCGCGTCTGCAGTGCCTGGATCACGTCGGCGATGAAGCGCGTCGTCGCCAGCTCGAGGTCCGCGTTCGTCTTGACTGCCAGCAGCAGCCCGATCCGCATGACGCCCTGGATCTTCGGGTACTGGTAGGCGTCCGAGTATTCCGTGCCGATGGCCTGCACCATCGCGGCCGGGTACTCGGGCAGCGAGGAGAGCACCGCGCCGCCGTCGAAGACGGCCTTGATGTCGGTCTCGTAGCCGTTGCTCTGCAGCACAGTCTCCAGCTCGGCCTTGATCGCGGTCGTGACCTGCGACTCGACCGGCAGGTGCACGGGCGTCACCGGCGGCCAGACGTAGTTCAGCGCCGCGTTGGCGAAGGCGACCTGCTCGGCGTAGAGCGCCGCGGCCACGCCGGCGTTCGTCAGCGTGATGGTCTCGTCCTGGTGGCCATTCGCAGCCGAGGGGTCGGTGGCCACGAGGCGCGAGTTCGCGCCCAGCAGCAGGTGGCTCGCGGTCGGGTGCCAGATCGAATGGGCCTTGTGCTCGGCGCCGGCCTGCACGCCAACCGTCACGTTCGTATTCGTGATGTCGTAGGGCGCGCCGGCCGTGCCGGGGAAGGCGCTCGTCCAGAAATAATGCAGCGCACGGTTGGCAGCGAGGTGCGTGGAGTCCGCGGCCCACGACGGGAACGTCTGCTGCGCCAGCACGAGCGGCGAACACCGCGCGCGCGTCTGAATCGCGGCCTGGCCCATGGAGTCGGATGGCGCATTGAGCAGCGGCGCGCTGGCGGTCTGCGCAAACATGTAGGCGTGGAAGTCGCAGCCGGTGTCGAGCGGATCGGTCGGGTCGACGGCGGCGGGGAGCCCGTCGAGGTCGTAGATCGGGAACCACTGAGGCGTGATGTCCCAGAAACCGACCGTGATCAGCCGCGTGCTGACCGCGTCCTGGCCGGTGCCGCCGGGGAACATGAGCGCGGAAAAGTCCTGCGACATTTGCACGCCCGAGCCGACGATGCCGCCGGCCGAGCGGCCCATGCCGGCGACGCGCGTCAGGTCGCACGGCAGATTCCCGAGCAGCGTCTGCGTCACCACGAACTGCACCGCCATGCCGGCGCTCTTCGGCGCCATGAACCGGGTGGCGTCGAGCCAGTGCGTCGTTCCGATCGGCTCGATGCAGCCGTTGCCGACGTAGGCATCGCCGTACTGGTGGCTGCCGGGATCGAAGGCGGGGTCGCTGACCTGGTTGCCGGTGTTGTGGCCGCGGGAGGGCGGCAGCATGACGGCGATGATCATGTAGCCCGCGTCGAGGAAGGCCTGCTGCTGAGGCTGCGCGTCGCCGATCTGGGACGGCAGCGACGTGTCCGTCCAGCCGGAGAAGATGAACCAGAACATGACGGCGTAGCCCGTCGTCGGCTGGTTGCCGTTCGGCCGGAAGACCGAGAGCGAGTGGATTGGGTGCACCGGACACAGCGCCGAGGCGTAGGCCACGGCGGTCCAGCTTCGATCGGGGAAGTAGGTGTTGCCCATCAGGCCCCCATCACTTCCTCGAGGTGCACGGTCACGTTCGCCACCGCGGAGTTGAGCTGCTGCCAGAGCAGGCGCGGATCAGCGAAGGCGACCAGCACCTCGTCCTCGTCGGGCGGGACGTAGCGCATCGGCAGCGCACCGAATCGCGTCTGGGCGAAGAGGTCGCGCAGGCGCTTCATCTCGATCACGCGCGCGTGCTTCATGCTGACCTGGAAGGTCCGGAGCGGCCGCGCGTCGTGCTGGCGCATGAAGATGGGGCCGACGTTGCCGCCCATGCGAGAGCCCTTCCGGCGCGAGGTCCGCGTGCGCGGTTCCTCGCTGACCAGGTCGAAAAGCTCGTAGACCGGAGCGGAGCCGCTCATCCTGCGGCCCTCGCCGCGACGGCCTGCAGCTGCAGAGTCGCGAACCGACCAAAGTCGGAGATGCGGACAGCGGTGTCCTGCTCGTGGAACTTCCGCATCCCCAGGCGCGGCGTGATGATCACACGGTCCTTCAGGATGTAGAGCAGCTCCAGCTTCCGCTTGGGCCGCTTGCGCGTGCGCGCGCCGTGCCCGCGCGCGAGGGAGGAGAGCGCCTGGGACTGCTGCTGGGCCTTCGACTGCGGCTGCTTGCGCGCGAGGAAGTACTTCCCGCGGATCCGCAGCATGAAGAGACCGCGGCCGTAGGCGCGCGGGCCCGGCAGCCGCGGCACGCCGGACGCGGTCATGGCCGGCGGCAGCGGGATCGCCAGCATCCGCGCCGTCTTGGCCCGGATGATGCCGCCGAGCTCGTGGATCAGCGCGTAGGGGCTGCTCGTGTACTTCTGCGAGGTCATGCCCTCGAGCTGCTCGGTGCCCGACAGCGCATTGCCGAAGGACCGCCGCAGCCGGCCGCTGCGCGTCGCGAGGTCGGCGTCGACGCTCTTGCCCGGCCCGAGGAAGAGCGGCCCGCGAATGCTCTTCGCGAGGCTCCCCTCCCAGCGCGCGCCGTCGGCGTCGAGCGTCTGGAGCATCGCGCGGCGGAGCGCCTCGAGCGTCCCGGCCATCGCGCGCTGCAGCTTGGCGCCGTCGTCAGCCACTGACCACCGTCCGGCGCCACGGCGCGATGAGGCTGCGCACGATCTCGGGCACGTCGCCGAGGCCGTCCTGCCAAGAGACGGACGTGCCGCTTACGGACTCGCCGGAGCGGCCCAGCTGGTTGCGCTTGTCGTACAGCTCCTTGACCCAGAAGGTCGCGGCCTGCACGAGGGCCGGGTAGTTGGCGGCCAGGTCGTCCGGCGTGGCCGCGAGACCGGCGGTGTAGACGACCTGCACCGTTCCCTTGCCGCCTGTGAAACAGCCGTCGAGCTGCACGAGGGCGGCCTCGGCATCGAGGAAGTAAGTCGTGGGGTCGATCGGGTCGGCGTCAGCGAACTGCCGGTCGAGCGCCTCGGTCACCGTGAAGGCCGGCAGACCCGTGTTGCTGTCCGGCTCGGTGACCGGCGCGGCGCCCAGCACCAGCAGCTGGCTGTACGGCTCAGGCGAGAACTTTTCGGTGCGCGCCTCGAGCATGACCTTGCGGCCCAGCTCGGCCTCGAGGCGCTGGCTGATGGCCGTGATCATGTCGGTCAGCACCGGGTCCATTGCCGCGGTCGGCGAGTTCTCCTGCATCAGGGCCCGCACCCGCGCGAGCGTCGTCATCGCGAGCAGCGTCATCCGGCCCTCCCGCTACGGCGTGCGGTCGTAGGCCAGGTCGCTGTAGATGGCCGCGTCGTTCGTGAAGGGCCGGTTGGTGGGCGCGACCGCCACCGTGGTGCCGAAGGCGTTGAAGATCGGCCGCATCACGATGCCGTGCGCGGCGCGCCGCTCGGACGAGATCCCGGCCAGCCCGAAGATCAGCGGGTCGTCGTCCCAGATGGCGTCGCCGGGCAGCGCCATCAGTTCGAAGGGCGGGGCCGGCGAGAGGATCGGGGGGCCGATGCCGACGGCGATGAGCGCGCGGGTCATGGGCTACTCCGTCTCGACGGGATCCCGCGCGGGCACGGAGAGGTCGTCGGCGCCAACCGGCGCGGACGGCGCGGTGCGCACGCCGGCGCGCGGCGCGGGTGCTGCGCCGGCCAGCTTGGCCGCGCGCAGCTTCTCGGCCTCGGACATGTAGCCCTGGTAGCCGATCGCCGCGTAGAGCTTGGCGACTGCGTCGTGCACCTTGATGGTGTGGGCCTTGGCTTCAGGCGCCGGCTCGCAGCGGAAGCGCGTGTCGTGCGGCTGCAGATGGAAGCGCTTCACGATGTCCTCGGGCAGCTTGCTGCTGTCGAGGCACGGATCGTCGGCGCGGAGGATGTCGCCGGCGACGGCGATGCGGATCGGCTCGCCCGAGAAGGGCGACAGGAGCACGTAACCCTTCCGCACGCGCACGAACGCCGCACCGTTGAACTGATCCGCCGGCGGCGTTCGCGCCACCTTCGGCTTCTGCGCCTGCCCGCTGTCCTTGCCCATCGCTCACTCCTCGATCGGACCGTTGATCTCGGCGCCGCCCGCCATGCGAGCGGGCGCGCTCAGACGACCGCGACGATCGCGTCCTTGCCCGTGCCCAGCGAGCCCATGGCGAGCGCCGAGTCCTGCGGGAAGAAGGACTGCACCAGCGCGCCGACGCCGCCGACCATCGTGGCGACACCGACGGTGAGCACCACCTTGATGAACCGCTTGTGGCTGCCCTGGCGCAGCTCGATGCCGTAGACCGCGTCGTCGCCGAGGCCGTTGGCTGCCTGCGGGCCCGCGGTCGCGGTCGCGACGGCCGGGAACACGGCGCCGGTGATGTCCGTGAAGGATCCGCCGGAGGTGTCGCACTCCGTGACCTTCGCGGTGACGGTGCCGGACGCGCCGACGCCGCCGATCGGGATCCAGACGACGATGTCGCCCATGCCCTTCGTGTCGATCGCGGCCGAGGTGAGGGCGCCGGCGGCCTGCGCGGTCTGCACCAGCGCGGTCTGCATCTTCTGCATGGACTCGACGGACTTCTGCATCATCGGAGTGGCTCCGGTCGTGAGGTCGGCTTGTGGAAGGCTCAGGTCGCCGGCGCTGGGCCGGCGGCTGGGTCAGGGGAGGGTCCAGCTCGTCGCCTGCACCGCGGAGATGCCGCGCAGCTGGCACGAGTCCTGGAAGGCGATGAGGCGCACCGCCATGCGGTTCGTGTCGAAGTAGAAGTGCTCCGAGCCCGCGATCTCGAGCGTGTCCCAGAGCAGCATCAGGCCGTCGTCGGTGTTGATGAGCAGCAGGTCGCTGTTCGCGCCGGAGCCGACGAGCTGCGTGCTCTCGAAGAGCGGGTGGCCCCACAGGATGCTCGGCAAGCCCGAGCCGGCCACGGCCGCGGCGCCCTTCTGGCTCGCATCGCCGCCCGTCATGTCCGTCGGGACGTAGAGGATCGGGTTGCCGTTCGCGTCCTTCACCGTGCGCAGCTTCTGCGTGCCGAGCGGGTTGGAGAAGAACGTCGGCCGGCCGATGTAGGAGTCGTTGGCCTTCATCTTGAAGACCATCTGGTCCAGCAGGTCGGTCGTCGTCTGGTCGGCGCCCGCGTAGTCGATGCTCGTGAAGTCGACCGTGAGCAGCCCCGCGGTGTTCACCACGCCCAGCGGGATGTTGGCTCCGCCGGCGCCCTTGAAGTAGTCGAGGTCGAAGCGCAGCGCGGCGCTCTTGGCCATGGACTGCTCGACCAGCGTCTGGATCACGCCACCGGTCTGCGCGAGCAGCGAGCGGCTGATGGCGGTGAGCGCCGACAGGCGCTTGCGGCGCAGGGTGATGTCGCCGAAGCTCATGTCGTTCGGCGTGATCGTGGCGACCTCGCCGTCGCGCGTGCACGCGATCGCGGTCAGCTCCTTGTTGATGACCACGTCGTTGCCGGTGATGCCGGTCGCGAAGCGCACCCCCGCGCGGGCAGCCACGGGCTGGGCGCGCAGGAGCGACACGAACTCCGGCATCATCTGCACGCCGACCAGGAAGCCGCCGTCCTGCGCGACCGTGCCGGTCTGCGTCTTGACGTGCCGCTCGTAGTCGTTGATCAGCTCGTGCTCGATGAACTTGCTGGTGTCCTCGCCCGTGAGCTTCGAGATCGGGCTGCCGCTCGCATGCGCGTTGCGGTAGATCAGCGCGCGGCGCATCGAGAAGCGCTTGGCGGGATCGTCGCTCTCGAGCGGGTCGTAGCCCGGCAGGGACTGCTTGACCGTGTGCTTCTTGATCAGCGCCTCGATCTCGCGCGCCTGCTGGGCGCGGGCCTCCTCGAGCGACTTCAGGCGGTCGCCGGTGCCCTTGACGTCGGCCGACAGCGTGCGGACCGCGTCGACCAGCGGCTTGAGGCCCTCGGCGGTGGGCGCCTCGAGGCCCTCGGCGCCGGCGCCACCGGGCGCGCCGTCATCCGCGGGCGGCTCGCCGAACACGCGGCAGCGGCCGGGCTCGCCCGTGCCGGGACGGATCGGGGACGTGGCGGCGAGCAGAAGCGCAGCGGTGGAGAGCTTGGACACGTGCGGACCTCCGGGTCGGCGGGATGCGTTGGAGCGCACCGCGCCGGGGAGGAAGTCCGCGGGCGTGCGCTAGGTGGCGGAGCGAGCCCCGAGCGCAACGCGTGCGGACTGGCAGTCCGCGACCGCGGCGTTCAGGTCAGCGACGAGAGCGGAGTCGCTCGCGACGCGGGGCTTCGGAGCAAGAGATGCCGCCGCACTCCGCGGCGCACCACTCCGGGCCTTCGCTGCCACCCAACGCATCAGAGGCTCGACCGCGCGCAGAAGCGTCGGGTCAGCCAGCATGGGCTGCAGGTCGAGAGGCACATTACTGCGCGTCTCGACGGGTTCAACATTGTCGTTCAAGATTTCATCGGCGCCTTCCAACGCTGTCGCCAAATGCTCAACGACTTCGCTTCCGGCATCCATCGCGCGACGCACGGCGAGCACGTTGCGGATCTCGGGCAGCGCCTCGAGCTCGCGGACGCGCGCCTCGGCGGTGGCCTGCGCGGCCTTCGCGTCGGTGAGCTGCTGCTGCAGGGTCTTGGCGCCGCAGCCGCAGTCGTGGGACTTGCCGGGCGTGGCCAGCGCTGCGCGGACGGCATCGGCTACGGCCTCGCGGTTCTGGGAGAGACGGCGCCCGAACTCGTCCGGGTCGATCGTGTCCACGCCCAGCGAGATGACCAGCGCCTGCGAGCCTGGCGCGCCGGCCAGGGACAGGACTGCGGTCGGGATCTTCATCCCTTGCGGCAACGGAATCATGCGTTCGGGCTCGTCGCGCCCGCCCAGCACCAGCGCCGGCGCGCCGCTCTTCGTCTCGCCGCCGCTGGCCGCCATGCACTCCAGTCCCTCGCACGGCTTGCCCGACAGCATCTTCGCGGCCGCCAGCTTCGGCGCCAGCATCTTCCCCAGGTCCGGCACCACGACGGCCGTGCGCGCCCGCCGCTCCACGGCCTGCTGCAGCCGGTCGGCCCGCGCCGCCGTGAGCAGGCCGCGCCCGACCATCTTGCGCGCCACGTCCACGATGGCCTTGCCGTTCGCGCGGTCCACCTCGAGCGACCACGGGTTGGCCGGGATCAGGACATGGCTGCACTCCAGCAGCTCCTGCGAGCAGATCAACGCGCCCCAGCGCCCGAGGCCCCACGTGGCGCGCTCCTCCTCGTCCTCGATGTACTTCGTGACCTTCGGGATGAACCCGACGCTGCTGGCCGTGAAGCCGGCCTCGACCATGGCCCAGCTCTCGACCGCGTGCTCGAGGCGGTCGTCCGCCAGGAACTCGACGTCGCTGACGAGCGCCCACGCCTTGACGACCTCGCCGTTCTCGAGCGTGGCGCGGACCTTCTCCGGCCGCGTGTTCGAGCACTTCCCGACGACGCCGCCATCGTAGGGGTCGTGGCACCACAGGTAGGGCGCGCCCGCGGCGATCCAGTGCTGCAGCTCCCAGCCCGCGCCGCCCGCGCGCTTCGCGTCCGCGGGGTTCGAAATGATCACGTCGCCCATGCGGTCGCCGAGCTGCACGTTGAAGATCAGGCTCTTGGTACGCGCTGCGCGCGACGCCTCCTCCGGAGACATGGCGGGGGCTGGCGCCTTCGTGGCGGGCCCGTCGCCGACCAGAGCCAGAGCGGCCTCGATCTCCGATGGGCACAGCAGGCCGCGATGCTGCATCGGCACCGCTTCCTTGATGCGGAAGACGTCCTTGGGATCGAAGCCCTCGAAGTCCGCCTCGCAGGCGACGCCCGCGATGATCTTCTGCTCGAGCTGCAGGAACTTGCTCACTGATCCCTCCCGTCGCGGGCCGTGTACCAGCCAGCGGCCCATGCGTGTGATTCGTCGGTGCCCTTGGCGTAGGGGTTGGCCTTCACGCCGCGCCCCTGGATCTCTGCCAGCGCGCCTTGCGCGAAGGCCTTCGTGAACTCCTTCACCAGCACCATGTATGGAAGCCGGCGCTGCGCGGAGCGCTTCCGGCTGCGAAGCGGCGGCTGCTTCACGCCTCTTCCTTCGGCACCGCCACGGCGTGGCAGCGGCAGTTGATGATCGTCTCGGGCGCCGCGAGCGGATCCAGCGGGTAGCGCAGCACGTTGCCGAGCCCATCCACGAAGCCGACGCCGGGGATGCTGGTCTCACCGTCCATGCTGAAGTGCCAGGGCCGCGTGGTGCCCAGCGGCTCGGGTGGCTGGCCACTCGTGAGCCAGCGCATTCCGGCGATTGTGCCCTGTTCGTACATTTTCAGCATCGTGTCGTAGCGCGCCGACTCGCTGGCGATCCCGACCTCGGTGCGGGCGATCGTGAGGGCGCGGGCCTGATGCGTGTTGAAGGCGGCGGTCGTGGCGGCCTTCAGCTCGGTGAGCGTGGCGGCCACCGCCTCCTGCAACGAGGGCAGGTCGGTGTGGTCCTTCAAGATCTCGAGCAGCGTGGAGCGCAGCCGCTCGGCGACCACGGACGTCGTGCCCTCGGCCACCTGCACGGCGCGCTCGGCGATCTTCTTCAGGATGTCGGGCGAAGTCAGGTCCATCACGGTCACGCCGAGCTGCTCGGCGATGTCTTCGGCGCCGGTCGCGAAGGCCTCGCGCATCAGCGGCTCGAGCTGCGCCGCCATCTGCTCGGCCCACTTCTGCTCCTGCACCACGAGGATCTGGTCGATCTGCTGCTCGGTGAGCACGGTGCGCTGCAGCAGCGCGAGGTCGCGCATGCGGGAGAGACCCGCGCGCGCGAGGCCAGGATGGCGGCGCGCCCACGACTCGACCGCCAGCGTTGCAGGACGCAGCTCGCTGGCCAGCTCCTCGCCGCAGCACGAGCAGATGGCCACGTCCTTGGCCGGCGCCTCACTGTCGGTGCCGGCGTCCAGCTCGATCGCGGCGAACAGGCCGCGCGCCGCGGCCGGCGGTAGGTAGGGCGTCGCGCCGGCATACACCGCGCACGCTGTCTCTGCGCCGCGCGCCGCCTTCGTGCTGCCGGTCTTGGCGAACTCCTCCAGCGCGTCCAGCTGCGCGGCGCGCATCCGGTAGAAGACCTTGCGCACGCCGTCGCGCATCTTGCGGCGGTTGCTCGTCTGGAGCCGCTCGAGGCGCGCCCATTCATGCGTGCGCTCCGCGCGACTGGCGAAGCGGTCTCCCTCCGCGGCACGGCGCAGCGCGGCGAGCGGGTCGGGCGCCGGAAGCAGCGCGCGCACCGCCGGCTCGGCAGCCTTCGACGGGGGCGGCGGCTCGGCGGCCGGCTTCTCGCTGCCAGCGCCCGGCGGCGGTGCGCCCGGCGCGAGCGCGGGCGGC